ATTAAAAATGAACAACGCCCCTGTTTATAACCGGATGAAAGAACTACACGGTGACAAAGTAACACTGCTTGAAGACCAAGAGTGGGTGCAGGGAGACTGGGATTGGATTATTAAAGGAGACGTAGATGCCTGATATAAGTATGTGCGAAAGTTCGACATGCCCACTAAAGGACAGTTGTTACCGAAACCCTGACAGCGGCACAGAGCCTAGTGAGTTTAGGCAGTCTTGGTTCGTAGGTCCAGCCGCTGAGGGATTAGATTGCAAATACTACTGGCCTGTGGAGAAGGATAGCAAATGAGTGAAGATAGAGTAAACCACCCCCACCACTACACAGCGGGGATCGAGACAGCGGACTACATTGAGAGTTGGGACATGAACTTCTTTGAGGGTAATGTGATTAAGTACGTCACACGAGCACCTTACAAGGGTAAGCAAGTGGAGGACTACAAGAAAGCAATGTGGTATCTCCAGCGCCTGATTGACTACTATGACGAGTAAGTTGTTGTTGGACGGAGACATTGTTGCCTACCGTGCAGCCTATAGCACTAACAATGACTTCCCGGAGGACGCTATCGACAAGATTGACGAGATCATAGAGTACCTCTTAGAAGACACAATGTTCGAGCCTGACCCAAGCCTGATGGAAGTATTCCTGACTGGTAAGGGAAACTTCAGGTTCGACCTTGTAGACAACTACAAAGCAAACAGGAGTGGAGTTGAACGACCAGTACACCTACAGGCTATCAGGGAGCATCTGGTAGACAACTGGGATGCTGTAGTTTCTGAGGGGGAGGAAGCGGATGACCTTATTGGCATCAGGGCTACCCAACTTGGCCCAGAGGCTATAGTAGCTTCGGTTGACAAGGACATGCTACAGATACCCTGCATACACTACAACCTTCGAAAGAAGACTTGGGTGGTAGTTACTGAGTGGGAGGGCCTTATGTTCTTCTACACTCAAATCCTTACGGGTGATACGGCAGACAACATCATTGGTCTATATGGCATAGGTCCAGTGAAAGCTAAGAAGATACTAGCAGGGGCCGAGACCGAGCGGGAATTGTTCGATCGTTGTGTGGCTCAGTACAATGGTGACGTAGATAAGGTGGTTCAGAATGCTAGGCTACTCTGGCTACGTCGTGAGGAGGGTCAACTATGGGAACCACCAGAAGAAGTAAGCTAAGACAGTCAGCACTTAAGGCCGGGTTTAGGTCTGGCCTTGAGCAAGACAATGCAGCATGGCTAAAGAAGAATGGTGTAGGTTTCGAGTACGAGACGTTAAAGATCAAGTGGGTGTCAGCCCCGCACACATACACACCAGACTTCGTTCTTGACAATGGCATCATCATCGAGGCTAAGGGACGCTTCGTAGGGTCAGAGAGGGCTAAACACTTAGCTGTTAAGAAACAACACCCAGAGTTGGACATCAGGTTTGTGTTTAGCAATTCAAAAACACGGCTGAGTAAGGGCTCTAAGACTACCTATGGATCGTGGTGCAAGAAGCATGGCTTTCCCTATGCAGATGAGAGAATCCCAGTTGATTGGATGAAAGAGAGATCAAAATGAAGATTGTACAAATCCTGAGTGGACCTTACGAGATGGAGGGTATGGTGTGGAACCTGTGCCTTGTATCTGATGGTGGTAATACGTGGGACGAGGAGATTTACTACGACTCAATGGCTGAGGCTATTGCAGACTGTGAGGATATTGGTAGTGATGGATACCTTGACCTTGACGACGAGAGTTGGCTTGAGGATGAGGAGAATCCAGATGGGTGGTAAGACAGCAGTAGTTTGGTCTTGTGGCCACAGCGATCCACAGACAGACAATGAACGGTTTACTTGGTTAGGGAAGTTCTTGTATGACATCAAACCTGACTACGTTGTAGACTTAGGGGACGGGGCAGACATGCGGTCCCTTAACAGCTACGATACACGCAAGCCTGAGGCTATTGTAAGTCAGTCCTACGAGCGGGACATCAACCACTACAACGACTCACAGGAACGCCTACGTCATTACTTCAAGATCAACAAGCGCAAGAGGCCAGCTTGGTTTGGGTTCGAGGGAAACCACGAGCACCGTATCAAAACGGCTATCAGCTTTGACCCAAGACTGGAGGGCAGTAAGTATGGGATTAGTTTTAAGCATCTTCAGACGAACAAGTGGTTCGACGAGTACCACGAATATAATCACGGAGCCCCCAAAATCCATAATTATGATGGCGTGGACTACGCTCACTTTGTGGGCGCTGGTAACTTTGGTCGCGCTATCTCTGGCACTCACCACGCTTATGGGCTTATACAAAATCGCTACAGGTCTTGCACTGTTGGTCATAGTCATAAGCGTGATATGTATTTTAAAGATGGTGCAGGTGCTGGTGGCGCTATCGGTCTGGTCGCGGGCTGTTTCAAGGGTGCTGCGGAAGATTGGGCTGGTCAAGCAAACGGCGACTGGTGGAAAGGTGTTATCATCAAGCGATATATTTCCGACGGTGTATACGAGCCATCATTTGTTAGCCTACAGACATTGCGAAGGGAGTATGGAAGTTGATGGAGTTGAGTATCATGGACACTAAGCAGTATAGCGAGTGGGTAGAAGATAAGATTATGACTGAGGGTGAGACTAGGTTAGTCGAGAACGCCCTTGGTCTTGTGGGTGAAGCAGGGGAGGTAGCCGAGAAGGTTAAGAAACTCCTGCGAGATAAGACACGGGTTTCCCCAGAGGAAGTCGTGAAGGAACTAGGGGACGTAGTTTTCTATGCTACTGCCCTTGCTAACTACTTCAACAGTGACCTTGCTGTCGTGATTGAACAGAATGTAATGAAACTAGATGACCGAGAGGCGCGAGGCGTCCTTGGCGGAAATGGTGATAATCGATGATTAAGAACTCCCTACCAGGACACAACTACGGACCATCCATTGGTATCAGTGAAGAGATTCACCAGATGAAGTACCGCTCTAAGGGAGAGAGCGTCCGTGCTGCTATGACCCGTGTAGCTAACTCTCTGAAGGACGACGAGGGCCACTTCAATGAGTTCCGTGAGGTTCTCTATGATATGCGCTTCATGCCAGCAGGTCGTGTACAGTCAGCTATGGGCGCACCCCGTCGAGTCACTCCGTATAATTGCTTCGTCAGTATGACAATCCCTGACTCAATGGAAGGCATCATGCTTGCCGCTCAGGAGGCTGCTAAGACTATGCAGTTGGGTGGTGGTATCGGGTACGACTTCTCTACACTACGCCCCAGTGGTGCACTCATCAAGGGCCTTGAGAGCCGCTCTAGTGGCCCTCTGAGCTTCATGGGTATCTTCGACGCAGTGTGCAAGACAATCTCCTCTGCTGGCCACCGTAGGGGCGCTCAGATGGGTGTCATGCGGGTAGACCACCCAGACATTGCTGAGTTCATCCGAGCCAAGAACAACTCCGATACACTGACACAGTTCAACCTGTCTGTTGGTGTCACAGATAAGTTCATGGAAGCAGTCAAAGAGGACGGTACATTCGATCTAGTATTTGATGGCCGTGTCTACGATACAATCAATGCTCGTGCTTTGTGGGACGACATCCTGCGTAGTACATGGGACTGGGCTGAGCCAGGCATCCTGTTCATCGATCGTATCAACCAGAAGAACAACCTCTGGTACTGTGAAGAGATTGCTGCTACCAACCCATGTGGGGAACAACCACTGCCACCAAACGGAGCCTGCCTGTTGGGTAGTTTCAACTTGGTTAAGTACATCGAGACTGATGACAAAGGTGTGCGTAAGTTCAACTACGAGAAACTTAAGCACGACATCCCTGCTGTAGTACGGGCTATGGATAACGTAGTCGATCGGGCTATCTACCCACTACCAGCACAGGAGTTGGAGGCTAAGTCTAAGCGCCGTATGGGTCTTGGTGTTACTGGTGTAGCAAATGCTATTGAGGCGCTGGGCCACGAGTACGGCTCTGAGCGGTTCCTTGACACCCTTGAGAATATCATGGCTATCATCCGTGACACCTGCTATCGCTCCTCTGTAAGTCTGGCTATGGAGAAGGGTCCGTTCCCACTGTACCGTGAGGAGTTCCTCGACAGTGGCTTCGCCATGACACTACCAGACGACCTCCGTGGTTTGATCCGTAGCCATGGCATCCGTAACAGCCACCTGCTCAGTGTAGCACCAACAGGTACTATCAGCCTTTCCGCTGACAACGTGTCCTCTGGTATTGAGCCTGTGTTCTCCTACGGCTTCGACCGTACCATCCAGACCTACGATGGACCACGGGTAGAACGTGTAGAGGACTACGGCTACCGTGTATTCGGTGTTGAGGGTCGCAAGGCTGATGACCTACCAGTCATGGCTCACGTGCGTGTCCTTAACTTGGCATCCCAGTATGTGGACTCTGCTTGCTCTAAGACGTGCAACGTAGGAGAAGATGTTACTTGGGAAGAGTTCAAGGATGTCTACATGTCTGCCTATGATGGTGGTGCATCTGGTTGTACTACCTTCCGTGCAGCAGGTAAGCGATACGGTATCCTCAACGCATCTTCTTCTGAGGATGTAGCCCCTGAGGTCGAGGAGAAGGACAACGGTGACTACGTGGACGAGGGCGGGGCTTGCTACTACGACCCAGCTACTGGCCTACGGCAGTGTGAATAACTAAACAAGAGGATAACCCAATGGATGAAGATGATTTCTTTGAGCCTAGTGAGTTTGACTACATAGCTAGTGGTATTGCTGGCTACTGTATGTCTGACATGAACAAGGAGCAACTTTGGGTTATCCTACAACACGTGGATACAGCCGTTGAGTTTTGCTGGGCACAGGAAGCACAGGAAGACCTGAACAACTTAGTAGAAGATTATTATGAAGGGCTACACGATGGTACAGCAACAACCTAAAAAGCGGACTACAAAGAAGCGGGAGACTACATACAAGGGGGCGGCTGCTAAGGCTACCTCTGGTATCGTCCCAAAGACCGAGAACCAAGGTGAACTGATTAGGGCTATTGGTAGTTCATCACAAGTCATTGTGTTTGGCCCTGCTGGTACTGGTAAGACTTACGTGACTGCAACAGTAGCTGCTGACCTGTACACCACCAAGGATATCGATCGTATCATCATTACCCGTCCTATGATCTCTGTGGGTAAGGACATTGGTATCCTTCCGGGGGACCTTGGGCAAAAGGTTGCACCTTGGGCACTACCAGTCCTTGATGTCCTCGCAAAGCATCTGGGTAAGGGTGCAGTAGAGACTGGGATCAAGAACGGCAATATCGAGATGGCTCCACTAGCACTTATGCGGGGTCGTAGTTTTGATGACGCTTTCATCATCTGTGACGAAGCCCAGAACATCACTACACACGAGCTTAAGATGCTACTCACACGAGTGGGTGAAGGCTCAACCATCGTCCTCAACGGGGATATTCAACAGACTGACCTGAAGGATGGCGACGGACTAACGAAGATCACACACCTAGCTAAGAAGCACATGCTGCCTGTACCCATTGTTGAGTTCACGCTTGATGATATTGTTCGGTCAGACATTTGCGCTCAGTGGACAAGAGTGTTTTACAAGGAGAAGATATAATGTCGAGTATAAGATCAACTATTGCAGTCTACGTGACCGTCGTTATCGGTATCATGTTTGCTAGTGCCGTAAATTCAGAGGAGCTCAGGGTGGTCAACT